GTCTGGCTTATGGCAAAATCTCGTTTTCGCTTAGATGTTCGTAGGGCATTAAAAGATGGTACGTACCCGATTCAGATTATAGTAGGGCACGGCACTAACATCTATCTTGGTACTGGTGTCTATGCCTCGGTTGGTGAGTGGGATGCTCGGACACAACAATACATTGGCAAAGGGGCACGGCGTATTAACGCCGCCCTTGTCTCTATGCTCGCTATGGTTACTAACCGCATTATGGAATTAAAGGAGACTGGGCAATGGCCGAAATTATCACGTAGGCAAATCAAACAAATGCTTACCGACTTGGAATTGGAAAAGCCCACCATTGATGTACCTACGCTTAGTGACGTATTTTCGTCAATGTGTGAGGGGCGCGCCGATCGCACTAAGGGGATAACCAAAAGTGCATCGTTAAAGATACAGGCATTTGGCTATGATCCGGCAAAGCTGCACTTTGAGCAAATAACTACTACGTGGTTAGATGATTTCTACGCGTCGATGTCTGGGCTATCAATTAATACGAAAGCGGCATACATGAAAGCCGTTAAGCGCGCGTTTAACTGGGCAATAGACCACAATATTACAACTAATGATCCTTTCAGACACTACCGCATAAAGGTAGAAGAAACTCGTATGAGGGATTTGCCGATAGAGAAAATGAGGCAATTGTTAGACCTACCACTACAGGGGCTTTATCCTGAATATCGTGATTTGTTCATGCTTACCTTTTACCTGATAGGCATTAATACGGTTGATCTCGCCGACTGCACGTTAGATAGCATCGTTAATGGTCGTCTGGAATATCGCCGACACAAAACAAATAAGCTATATAGCATTAAGATTGAGCCGGAAGCAATGGAGATAATAAACCGCTATAAGGGCAAAAAGCACCTCATACGTTGCTTTGATAGGTACAAAGACTATAAAGCCTTACAGGGTAGCGTTAATAACGCTCTAGCTAAAATAGGCCCTGCCCGGTTGGATGATAACGGAAATTTCGTTTTTACTCGAAACCACCGAAAAGAAATGCAACCTTTGGAAAAGGGGCTATCTTTGTACTGGGCGCGTTACTCCTGGGCGACGTATGCCGCCGACTTGGATATACCTAAAGACACTATCAGTGAGGCTTTGGGACACTCCCACGGCGCAAAGGTTACAGGTGTGTATATAAAGTACAATAGGGATAAAGTGGATGCCGCAAACCGCAAAGTGATTGACTACGTATTGGGCAAAGCAAATCGCCCGGGCTAACCTCTCGGTCGGCTCCGGGCTTGCACTATTAAGAAAACAGATTTTATTTTTTTCTCCGTAGATATAAGAATATAACATAAATAATCGCCGCTACGCAACATAAAAAGCCAATATGGTAAATTGTACGCTGATACCATTTTAAGGCTTTCACGCCTTGTTTCTGTGGCTCTCTGTTGGCTTGTTTGTTGTCTCGGCTCTGCACCCCATTTGCTTGCAGCTTGTGGGTGTTGGTGCTGTCCTTGCTCTGTGTGATATTCTCGGCTTTCTTCTGGGTGGCTTTCTTGCCGTGTTGGTATGACTTCACGCCATCGGCTTTCAGGTTGCCCAAAGTGTCGATCGTGAGTGTACCGCCGCTATCGGTAAACTCGATATACCCCCAATCGCTAAAATACGTTAGCGTGGTACGGTTGTCGGTTCTGATAGTACCCACGTGGATGCTATCGGTTGCTAACTTGGTGGTGTCGGTTTCCTCTCTTGTGGTTGTGGATGATTCCGATACCGCCTTTTTTGTTGTCTTGCAGCCTATCAGCCCAAACAGGGCTAACAGGCACATACAGATAGTTATAAACTTCTTCATCGGCTTATTACTTAATGTCTTTGTACTCTTTAGTAGCGTCGAACGATGGGCACGCCTTGGCTGCAAAGTCTCGGTGGCCGTGGATCGTGGCGTTAGGGTAACGATGCTTCAACTCTGTAAGCAACTTTACCAAAGCCGCCTTTTGCTGTGGTGTTCTGGTGTCCTTTGGTGTCTTACCATCGGATGCCAAACCACCCACATACACAACACCTATACTGTTGGCGTTGTGTTTCAGGCAATGCGCCCCCACCTCGTTTTCTGGTCGGCCTGGTTCTACCGTTCCGTCCAAATCTACTACATGATGGTAGCCGATTCCGTTCCAACCTTTAGCCTTATGCCAACGGTCGATGTCTGCCGCCTTAAAGTTCTTGCCCTCGGCGGTTGCCGTACAATGTACGATGAACTCATTAATCTTTCTCATATTAATAACCATTTTGTGGGTCACGCTTAACGCAACCCTTAATTACACACTTATAGCGTTGTAAGTCTAATTCTAACTGCGCCTTTTCCTTGTTGAGTTGCAAAATATCTAAATTCTGCTTTCTCACTAAATCGGTCTGCTCCGCAAATCTTTGCTCTTTGTCTTTGAGTTGAGTTTGCAAAAAGTCCATAGCCTCACGCAAAACGCTAAATTCCACGTTGTCGGCCTCGGCTTCCTCCTTTCGGCGGTTGGTCTTTCGATTCATTACATATTTAATCATTTCCCAACCACCCAAAGCGGTAATAACCGATACTACAATTTCAATTATCTGCATGATGCTCGATGTTGTTAAGTTCATAAATCACTTTTCCGTCTCGCTGTTCTGTTATTACTACATATTTTGTAAGTAGCAATCTAAGCAAACCCATATCCAACCTATCGGATGATAGGGTAATGAGTGCCTTATCAGTAGTCGCCATTTTTAATTCTCTGCATAGTTTGATACCTCAATTTATGTTTGTTCTTAATTACCAATACTTCGTAGTGCCCTTTGATGTACACATATTCTTTATATACGCGCGGCTCGATCATGTTAAGCACTTTACGACGCATAGCATATTCATTGGTATGCCGTAACAAACCTAAATATGAGTTGATACTACATACCGCGTGTAATACCTGACGCTCGTTGTTAGCCTTGTTTAGTCGCCTGACCGCGGCAATAAAGTTTGTTATTGTTCTGTTACAGGTATAGACACGTCCGGGCTTTACTATTGACCCGGTAAACTCCACGCCTTTGCTGTAGTGTTGCAAATAAAACTTTTTCTCATTCAGTCGTAAACCTAACTTGGCTAATAGTTCACGTATCTTAGGCACCAACGCCAATAGCTTTTCTTTGTCCTTATGGATGCAATAGAAGTCGTCTACATATCTGCCATGATGTTTTATACCCTCATTCTCAATATACCAATCAAGCGTATTAAGTAAGAAATTGGCAAATATCTGGGCGAACAGGTTGCCGATGGCTACGCCCTTACCCTCACCATTTGTAAATAGTGATTTGTTCTTATCCAGCTTCTCCCAATAGCTTAAAGGGCTGTGCCGTTCACAATTCCTTTCGGGGCTGTGTAAAATAACGACACGGCAAAGGTAGCGCAAATCGTTTATGTCTTCGCCCTTGTAGTACTCGACTATAAAGCGATCTACCATTTCAGCCAATAACTTTTTGTCGATGCTCATAAAGAAACCTTTTAAGTCAAGTTTCATAATGTAGCAATCTTTCGTGTAATTATTGCTGCACTGCCTTATATCTTCTTTCAGCATATTAATACCATAAAGCTGTCCTTTGCCTTTCCTACAATTAAATGTACGCTCGCTAAAGATTTCTTCAAATAGCGGCGTTAGGCGCAAAGCTATGTAGTGGTGTACGATTCTATCCTCAAAGGATGCTGCAAATACCTCTCTGTATCTTGGGCGTGTTACGACAAAGCAAATAGACTTACCCGGTTGGTATGTTCGGTTATTGATTCTATCACGCAAAGCAATCAAACGGCTTTCGTAGTCCATTTCGTAAACTACTGCGCTCGCTGTTCGTCTTTTGCTATGACGGCAATCAAAGTAAGCATCTAAAAGCCACTCTGTCGTTACCATTGTATATTATCATTTGTCACGTTTCTGTCTTCTGTAAATAGTGCTGACACTGCCCTAACTCTGTTCGTGTTGCTGGCCTTAGTGTTCCAATTGTTCGTATTACCGTCGTTGAGGTTCAGATTCCATGCGTTGGTAGCACTGTTCTCGGTGGCCGCAATCTGTGGTCTATTATCTTGTTCTTAGCCGTAAATGACGGCATAAACCCCATTTATTACGGAAAACTGCGCTCTCGGTCTGTCGTAACATTCCGATTCTGGCTACAAAGCGTATTAACTACTTTGTTTTTCCACGCTGACGATTGTTTACCTATTTCGTCCATTAACTCGATGATATTTGCAAACTTTCCTCTGCCTTTTATCCACTCCCTTTCCCCGGCAATTCTCATTAGCGTTTTCATTGTCTCAAACTCTGCCTGAAACTCGGTTAGGCGCTTTATTGTCTCGGACTTGTCTTTATTGATGTACGCCGCTGCTATCTCCTGCATCAGATTAACGCCAATTTCTTGCAGCTTTGCCCCAATTGTGAATTTGTAGGCACGTGGGAAATTGGGTACTATATCCAAAATGATGTCTAACAACTTTCGTGCATCTAAATAAATCTTTGTACTTGAAACTAATTTTACCGCCATTGCTTGTTTATTAAATTGCCTTATAATGGTACGGCTTTCGCCGTACCTAAAGGTTAAAGACTAAGAAATTAAGAATTAAACAATAAATGCTGACACTGCCCTAACTCTGAGCGTGTTGCTGGCCTTAGTGTACCAATAGTACGTAAAACCGTCGTCGAGGTACAGATACCATGCGTCGGCAGCACTGTTCTCGGTAGAAGTCCAATACCAATCTTCAACTAACTGGGTGGCTTCGGTAATTAGAGACAAAGCATAATTGATTTTTGTCATGTTGGCGTAAATCATAAACATTTCGCCCAACGATGGCAACCACCATTTACCTGCTGTCAAACCCTTGCCGTTAGCGTTTGCACGGCTATACAGATTGCAGTAGCCCGGTGCATACTGCGCTGTATTGGTGATTGCATCGGCTCTACTTGCCTCGATTGTAGCCGCTGTGTTCGCCTTACCGTTCCAATCGTTCATCGCCGTAACACGATCGGTTGTTGTCGTACCGCCTCCGCTGATAGCTGCGCTACTCCACGTTAGCCTAGAAGTTGTTTCGGTAGGGGCTACAACTAAGATTTTGCCGCCCTCAACTACCACCACGCCGTCGGCAATTTCGCCGCTGTTCTGTAACAATGTCCACTTGTGAGGCTTAACCATGAGTGGGTAATCGTCGCTCCTACGGTGGTACATGATAAAGATACCATCGTATAAGCCGTTAAGGTTCATACCTGCCAACAAAGCGGTTTTGAGGTTCGCCAATGAAATAAGCGTAACCTTTCCGTTTGCGTCCGTTACCGGAAATTTCTGGTCGTTGTTGATGGTCGTTACTGTTGCCTGACCGCTCAACTTTTTTGTTTTCTTTACTGCCATAATCTAAATTGTATTACTAAATTATTCTCCTGTAAATTGTCCGCTAATCGCATACCATGCACCACCAATACACTTAAAGCGTATATAGGCGTTTGGTGCCGTTGTAACGACGTCGTTTTTAAAATTGGTGTACTCAACATTAATTTTTTCTACCGCTATGTTGCTTGACACGATGGCCGCGTTTTGCTTAACATAAAAATCGTCATTGTCCTGTGCTTTAACGATTGTACGATAGCTTAAAGAACTCGACAGCGGCATTTTGGTAAAGATATTAATTTCTAAACCCTCATAGTTAGCTGCCTTTGGCAAAACTATAAATGTCCGTTTTGTCGGATTCTCTACATAGTAGAAGTTGTACGGCTCGTTTACCGGGTCTATTGTGTATGTACTGCCGGGCGTTACTTTTCTGACTGTGCCATAAAACATATTGGCTTTCACTGATCCCTCAAAAGAACTATTACCTTTTACCGTAATGTTTTTGAAAGTTCCGCTATTGCAAGTAACGTTGCCGTCTTTTGCCTGAAAGATGATGTTACCGTTAACGTCTTTCATGTCGATAGCCTCAACCCCCAAATTTTTGACTAAAGCGTACTGCGCTAACAGTATCTTTGTAGCTACTATTTCCACCGGGTCGGCTAACTTCCAAAGTCCGCTATTGGTGTCTGTTGCACTTCCTGGGTAATTGCTTGCGGTCTTGGTGTGCGATTTGATGCAAGAATAATAGTAGCCACCATACAAAACTATATCCTTGTATTCCTCGCCGCTTGCACCTGATTGGAACACATAGCCTACAGCGCAATCGCTCCACGCTTGTGGGCCTCGTAGTGCCGGGCCTCTGTCGCCTTTGGCTCCATTCTCACCACTTGCAATGTAGTATAGTGATTGAGCCGTTATTATAGCCTGGTTTGTGTCTATTGCCGTTACTCTGCTGTAAAGACTGATGGTAATACGTTGTTTGTCCGATACCGTGCCATTAATAACCATCGTGTCACCTACGGAAAAATCAGATACATTTATGATTCCGTCCCAATTGACTGACCGCCCACTAAGTCCGTAGAACTGCGTCCACTCCTTGTAGGTATAGTTATATACGTTTCGGGATTGGGCGACAATTACGCCCTTTCCCTTGCGTATAAACTTAACTATTCTTGTTATTGACACACCCATAGGCTTAACTTTCTGATGTTATCGTTACGCTGATGTCTCCACCACTCTGCAAACACATAGCACGTGTTACGGCATAGCTTGCAACCGCCGTCTTTCGCTCGCTGTCACTATTCAGGTAAACACCCGCTGCATCTTTCACGACAAAGAAAAACTTAGCGTCTCTGATTGCTTGGGTGTTCGTTCCACGCTTGACGATCCACGGCGTATAGGTTACTTTGCCGTTGCCGCTCTCGTCCTCACTTATCGCCTCGTCTTCCGGTGTCGGGCGTGCGTCGATGTCGTAGGGGTCGGATGCGTCCATAACGCCCTGTATATCCTTACCGATTTCAATATCACTACGATTAACAGTTACTCGATACTCGCCGTATGTGTCTATACTGCTGCCTGACACTGTAAGCGTCTGGGCGGTTTGGCCGCTGATTACCTCCCAACCACTGGCTCCCATCTTCTCCCACACGTAGGTTAAATCTTTGGTGATTTCCTCGTAGCTCTGGTATGCCATTGCCTTTAAAACGCAACGGCCGCCCTTGTCGGTAATAACAAAGCCCTTGTTATCTCCTGCCATGATGGTAACACGATAACTTGTACCTGTTGCCTTCTGCACTGGGATGGTATAGGTAGCTTGGATATTATCGCTTTGCGTACCATTGCTGATAGCGGCCACCATTCTGATAGTTACCGGGGCAAAACCTGCGATTTCTACCAAATTCTTAACAATCTGTAAACCATAGTAGATGTTGCCGCCGCTTGGCGCAAACTTCTTAAAGTAACCTGCAAAAATGCCGCTCGATGTATCGCCGTTAAACTCGATTTTCGTACCATTAAAAAAGTACTGCATATTATCAGGCGTTGCCACTCCCTCGGCTACTCGGCTACTCATACAGACAAAGTTAAGTTTTGGTTTTGTCTGCTCAAAGTTTGGAAACACCCTAGTAACGTCGGATTCTGTGCCCTCCCATTCTTGGTAGATGTCACCATCTGGGCACATGATCAATGCCGTATAAGTTCCTGCCTTTGCAATAAACTTAATCGTTCTGGTTGTACTCGCTTTGCTCATAGTTCCTTACTTTTTTGGTTTCACTTTCTGTTTGCTCACTCTCTGACGCTTCCGGCTGTTGGTTGCCCCCTGCGTTTTCCTCGTTGGCCTGGCCCTCGTTGCTGTTGCCGCCATTGTCGGTGCTCTCTGTGTTCTCACTCTCACCCTCTGCGCCCTGCTCGGTGTCGGTGTCGTCACCTACGATAGCATCATTAACGTTAGCCTTAATAGGCTGCTGAAAGCGTGCATCGGTTGCCATTGGCAAAGGTCGGCAAATAGTACCGTCCTGCTCGCTTCTCGCCTCATGCGGCATAAGTGCAATACCTCCAATCTTAACCAATATGTCGTTAAGTTGGGTTAGTGGACCAAACTTCAACATATCGTTTTGCCAAAACAGATAGTTGTCATCACTTACCATGTTACGGTCATTCTCCAGTTGCAAGTATCGTGCGACCAATGGATTTGCTTTAATGTATCTTGCCATAATCTTATATTGATTAAATTGTTATTTGATTAATATTACGTTATCGTCTGCGTCAATGAATACTGCGCCGTCGCTGTCTTCCCATGCACACGTAGGGCCAACGTCCTTAACGTCCAAACCATAAACACCGCCTAACGTCTGGCTAACCTTTCCAGTTGAAAGTGTTGGTGTCATTCCATGCGCTATGAGCGAATAGTTAAGCGTTCCTGACTGTGCGTTGGTCGCAACATACCAAAGCGGCAATAACTCACGCTCCGGGTTGTTGATCATGCCGTTAGTGTTCCAAATCTTCGCCGTTGGCGCAATCTCTAACAAACCACTTGGTAGGTTGGTAGGTAGTTCGCCGATGTCGTACTCAAATTTTGGGATTCTACGAATAAATGCCACTAACTTAGTAGGGGCGTTGTCCGATAGTGTTACGCTGCTTGAGTTTCCGTCCGGGCTATACTTTGCCCTGCATCGTAAATAAAGCTCTGTACCCATAAGGCTACGATTAACGGTACAACTGTTTCCGTCTTCTGCTACCGCTACATCATAGTCTAACGTGGTGTCGCTGCCTACGGCGGTAAATGTTCCATCGTCTCGCATTACCTCCCACACAAACAAACGCTTATTCTCCGGGCACTCATTAACACCCAATCTCAATGATGCGTGTACCGTCTGTGTGTCCGGGTCACTTAATGGGTTGTAGATAGTTTGGGCGGCTGCATCCAATACCAGAAGTGGCGTGTATGTTGTGGCGTTCTTGCACTGCACTTGGTACGGCTTGATGATGTGGTATACCTGATTAGTACGTGGGTCTTTGTAGACGGCTTCAAATCGTAGATTCATAGGTATCTGCGGTTTGGCGTTCTTCTTGATTCTAATACGTCCTGCCTTTGCGCCCCCGCTGATTACCTCAAAGTCTGGGTTAGTGCTATCTATCACGGTGTCGGCTGCTCCTTTGTTCACCTCATACCAGACTACGTTAGTGAGGTCTTGGTTAATCAAGCCTGGCGTTAAAACCTCGTCTTTATCCAGCCTACTGATATTTGGCTGCACTATTAAGTTAGATGCGTCTATGGTGTAATCGGGCGTATATGTGTTGGTGTCTGCGTCGTAGTTCTGACTATCCGATACGCCACCCTCAACCACCATGCTAACATTAATTTGCAGTGGCCTAAAGTTGAAATCAAATCTTTTTGTCTTCATAACTGCGCTATGTTTAAATTAATACTCGTAACTGACTGCTGCCGTTGCTGCTTCGTTGCCCATACCATCACGTAAAGTAACGGTAGCCGTAAAGCGTATAACTTTAGGCATATAGCCGTTAAAATCCATGTCCTCGGCTGTGAGGTGTAAAGACTTTCCGGTATTGGCGTGGCGCAAACTCCAAACGTTGTCGCTTGCCGTTCTCTCGTTTCCCTCTGCGTCCTCGCTGTATCTCGTCCACATTACGTCTGCGTCCAAAATATCGTCTGTGATATTCATATTATACAGGGTCGCCACGATGGTTAGCGTGAGGTCTATTTTGTCCGGGTCTAATAGGCTTTCAGGCTCTTGGAAATCTACCGCAAAGTCTGGGTTTCCCTCGATCATCGCCCAATCGGTATTGTTCCATGCCGGGGCGGTCGCCGTGAGGTTCTCGCAACATCTGTACTTGCAGCCATTAAACCAAACGTCTGATGTCTCATACTCCCCGGTGTCCGGGTTGATAGCATCGCAATAGTACTTACCGCTTTGCGTCCATGCCCCACGATCCACATACGTAACCAACGGCTTACCAGTCCACTTGTTAAGTCTGATAACGTCCATTGTGACGATACCCGGTATATACATATAGTCTAAGCCGTCACGTATCGGCAAAGGATTGCCGTTATCGTCCAATAGCTCGTACACAAATTCGGGCAAACTGCCGAAAGCTGCGCCGTAGTTGGCATTATCCAAAATCGGCTTAGTCACTCCCTTTAGCTTGACGATTCGCCCCTCTGTGCTCGATAGGTACAAACAATCTTGCCGTTTCGTGTCCGTTTGGTTTCCCCATCGTGCAATCTTCATCATTTCGCACGGTGGGTAATTCTTGCCGCTTGGTACTTCTGCGTCCGGGTACTGCGTTACCTCTATATAGTTGTTAGCGGTATTAACGCTATTAACTCTAAACCATGCCGTGTAATACTTGCCGCTTCCTTGTGCCAAAGTATTGATGATACCCTTTAGTACGTTGTTCTCGGCTTGGGCGGTAAAATATCCGTCCCATTTGCTTCTCAGGTGCAAACCAAAACAACCATCGCCCAAATCGTCCACGCTTTCGATTGTGTCCGCTTCCGTTAGAAGTTGGTCGCCCTCGATTGCTGACAATCGGTTTACTATCAATTCCAGACACTCGAAGTAACTGCGCACTCTTAGGCTTTCCACCTCGGCGTTACCTTGTGCGTCAATACCTGCGCCCTTACCTGCATACAGGGATTTGACAAACTCGCCAAAGTGTGCGCCGTCCTTGAATACTGCCAAACCGATAGCCATTAAGCCCTGCTGAAAAGTAATGTGCCCTTTTGCTATGTCGGCGGTAATCTTAGACAAAAAGCGGTCATTAATCGGGCTATCCTCTGCAACGTCTCCGGCTAAATCGGAATAGGCGGCACGGCTCGCATATCCGGCACGGTTTGCGTACTCGGATTGCTCGGCGTGTGTCGCTAAATCGGCTTTGGCTGCGTGCTTGGCTTCCTCGGTCATTTTGCCGATACTTCCATAGCTGCCGCCTCCGGTGGAGGCCCCACCGCTTCCGCTGTTCCTGGGTTTCGCTATCTGCTTAACTTCGATCATGTGCCAATCTCCTTTAATGTGAGGTCGGCACGTCCCTCAATAAGGTTTCTGCCGATGCCCTGCACGAAAAATTCTTTGTTCAAAGCCTCGTGGCGGTAATGGTTAAACAGACTAACAACATTATCAATGTCTCTTAGTTTCTGTTCCATCACGATACGTGGCTTATGGTATTCAGTATAATAACTATTCACGTAGATTTGTTCGGGCTTTGCCTTAACGTTGCCGTTTCGGTCGTACACCTCTAACACTCCGTCCCCGGTTAATATATTCAGCGGCGTGGATAACTTCACCGTGTTACTAACTCCCAACTGGGCGCACTCCGTAGCGGTCAATGCCGAATTTATCTTAAACTCCAAATCGTCCTTTTTGTTCACAAAGGTTTCTTTGGTATCGCTCATATAGATAATATCGTTATCATCATTGCCATTGCTGATTAGTCCGTTATCGCTATAAACTTTAACCTCAAACGACTTTATCAGGATGCTACTAACATGAGCTAAAAGCGGTACTGATGAGCTGCTCCACTTCGTATGTCTGAAAAAGGTAGGGTGGCGTCGTGTGATAACGTCCCATGTAACATTAACCGGGCCTAATATCATAAACCGAACCTGCCCACTTATCTTGTCGCCCTTGGTAATCGGTATCGCTATGCCCTCCACATCAATACCCATCTTATAGTCGATGTTGTTTTGGATGCTGAACTCTGTGCCTACCAGTTTGTCGCCTACCTTAGGGTCAAAGCCAATAGTAAAGCATTGCTGATAATATTCATCATCGCTTTGGCACTCGCTCCGCTCCTTGTATTTCTGCCAAACAAAATCGGTTGTCTGCCCCTCGGTTCCGGTCTCCACTACGCATTTATCACCGATAACCAACATACAGGCTAATACGGCTACCTTACTGATTGTGTCGGTACTGTCGCCTATTGCGCTGTACTTAAATTCGTATTCCTCTGGGCCTTCCCCGGTATATGGATAAAATCCGCTATCTGCGCCCTCATGCCATGATACTTCTTTGTCCGGTGTCTCGGCTTGCCAATACTGACGGGTGTAATACCTGCCATCACCATTGTTACGGCTTGGTACGGTCTGATGCCATACGTAGATCATGCCCTTTTCTATATTCGGCGGCCACGTCGTCCACTCCTTGTTATGTAGGTTGGTGTACGTGTTGGTCCGTCTCATTATCGGGTTTAAAATAACCTTACCCGACAATACTATATAGTTGGTGGTTTCCTTGTCTGGCGGCGAAAAAACGCCCCCTGACTTGTTACCAGTATAGACGGCATACGGTATATTTTTCTGTATGTCTGCCGCACTCGGGTAAGTCTTGTTTTCGTCATTATCCACGCCATTGCCATTAACCGACACTACCAAATAGTTAGTCATGTTCACCTTAGATGTCGGACTATTATCATCATTGGCCGTGTTCATCTTGACGCTTCCCAACGCCATGATAGCCGCCCCCGGTGCTTGCCCTAACCAATCAGGCAAAGCGTGTTGGTTTGTGCCCTCGCTGCCGAAATAGTCCACGATGTCTATATCTGTGTTGCCTTTCATCGGAAACGTCCATTGTTTGTTACGCATCACCTGCACGTACCAATCAGTAATAGCACCTGCGCCATACGTGGTTTTTTGGTTGTGGGTCATAGCATAAAAAGCATTATAGGCGGTCTTTCCCTCTCCGTCGCTTGAATACTCGGTGAGGTACTTTTGCTTATTGATGTATGGGCTAACCAACAAATCATCGTCCAATGGGCTTTCTATCACGCTTTCGATGTCTTCCACCTTGGCGGTTAATAGAAGTTGGTTATATACGTCGCCTATGCTTATCGTGGTATCGCAATCGGCTACGTTAGCCAAAGAGATTGTCACGGCTTGCTGTGGCGTTGTCTTAGTGCCGTTGGCTACGATGTCATGCCAAATAATCTTATTGGGTGCCGCCTTGACGGATTCCAACGAAAAGATATAGAAGTTAAAGCCGTCCTGCACGATATGTAAGTTAAGGTACTTAAAAAGTTCCTCCAACACTTCGTCTTGCTGCCAAACGTCGCTTTCATCATCGCCCAAAAACAACAAATCAGATATAGAAAGCTGCCTAAACACTTGGTATCGGTTTGCGGTCTGCGCATCAACTGCCTTGCTGCCATCATACCAGAATTTAATATTTTGGTTGCCCAATATATCCAGTCCCCCGGTAACACCTTGCAGTATCTCGGTAGCAATATCGTAAAAACTACGCTGCGCTGCCTCTGCCTTGACGAAAGCATAGATAACGCCCAATGCGCCCACATTCTTATACTTGCTATACTGCAAAGCACTAAGCGCATCAATGCAATTTAATTCCAGTTCGTCCCATCTGTCGTTATATGGCTGTGACAAAGTTTGTGGCTCAATGAACCCGGCAAAGATACACGTATCGTTTTTATAGATGTTTACGACTGCATCACGGCATGAGGTACTAAAAAGGTTTGTAATCAGGTTGCCGCAAAGCAATCTTATTTTAGCCGAATTTCTCAAAAGCACATCGAAAGTGTCGTTTACCTCGTTTTCGATTTCTGCCGGATCCTCGCTAAAATATACATCTGCCTTTTCTGTACCTATTTCAATAGTCTGCGTGCGATCGTTCCCGGTAACGATGTGTACCGTTATCGTATCGCCCTGCTGACTTAGAAAACTGCCGTGTATATACATATTAACTACTTATTAAAAATTTGACTTTCTGCCGCTCTTGGCGGCTACTCTCGTTGTATTGGATATTACCCCAACTAACTTTCTGCCCTCGATTTCAAAGCGAACGTTTCCACCGATACCGCCCTGCGGCTGTATCATGCTACGTAGCTTGTCAAGTGGGGCGATAACCTCCGGGTTGTTACTTGCCCCGGCATACTCACCGACTAAAGCCAACGTAGGCCCCGAAACTACACCACCTTTCGCAAATGGCATTACTCCGATAGCTTCCACCATTGCCGTTGCTGCGCTGACAAAACCGGATGCTATGCCAAAGCCGACAAATGGTATCGAGGCGTGGGCAGCAAAAAACATTGCTGCGGCTAACTCCATGTATGAGGCGGTCGCCAATTTGTTAGCGGCGATAACTGGAACCGCTGCCGCTGCTGCCGCTGTCTGCGCTGCTGTCTCAACTCCCTGGGCGGTTGCCGTGGCGGTTGTGGCTGCTGCCTCTCCGGTCTTAGCTGCGGCATGGGCGGTTGAGGCCACTGTTAGCATATCAATAATACCTACTATTGTGCTGATGCTCTCATACAGTTGTATAAAGCCATCCACGAAAGCGGTTACTTTCTGCCATGCGTTGCCGTTGCCGTCCAAAGCATCAGTTATGCTGTTAATGCTGTCGCCAATACCCTTGATGTCGTCCCAACCAGACTTTACGGTGTCGAAAGAAGAAATAGAAGATTTGCGCCATTGCTCATAGGTGCTAATCATTTCCTCGATGTCCTTGCGCTGTCCCTCCGTTACCGGGTTGTTGGTATCGTTGAGCTGCTTTTGCAGTTCTCGGATTTTGTCGGTTAGCGCATCAAAGCCAATACCCTTAACCTTGATCTTAAACTCTCGGTTAGAAAGTCCGTTAATCTCGGCTATCTCTTTTTGCATTGATGGTATTTCAATACCCCTTTGCATCGCCTTTCGCTTCGCTTCCAAAGCGTCGATCGTCCTTTGTGTGTTTTGGATTTCGTCGGCACTCTGCTTGCTCTGCCGCTCCTGATAATACCTTACTGCCTCATCTAACTTCTCGATGGTGTCAAGTTGGCTAATATCGGCTGGCTTGTTCAAAGCCGCCAAACTATCGTCCCATGCTTTCTTAATACCCTCAATATCGTTAATGTGCTTTTGTATCTCTGGGCGTTGCTCCTCGGTGGCTTTCTCCAACAACTCATTATAGTATGCTAACTTAATATTAAGCTGCTCATACGTCTTCAATGCACTGTCGGGTGTATCTATCACCGTGGCGTTTTCGATATAGTTCTTTAGAGTTTCCAACTTGCTGATTTCAGCATCAATTCCGCTTATGGCTTCCTTAGACGCTGTGGACCTCAACTTCTGTTGGTACTCTATTTCTTTGTCAATGTCCTGTAAGGTCTCCAACTTTGCCGGGCGTTGCATAGCTGCGCCCAACAACTCGGTTTTGCTTATCAGTTTGTCGATACTCGCCAAATCGTTTTTATTGGCGGTCTTTCGTAGGGTCTGCAAATAGTCCAATTCCTTTTCAACGTCTTGCAGCGTCTTGATTTCGGTTGGTCGCTCGGCGGCTTTCTGGGCTAACTCGATTGCCGCTTTCTTTTTCTCCCATGCCTGGATATTTGCCCTTATATTTTCTTGCTCGGCGGTGCTCGCCGTAGTGAGCTTCTTTTTATAGTACTCAATATTAGTACTTAATTGTTCGTAGGTCTTAGGGTCCGCAACTGGCTTGTTTTTCACGCTTCCAACCTTATTGCCTCTCCTGCTGCCCCTGAACGTATTAAAGCCCAACGATTTATCTAATAACTTTTTACGGTTGTGTAATTCCGCATTATACGCCTTTAGCTTGGCTATTTCCTTGCTATTAGTCGTATTTTTAAGCCTCTTTTCTGTCTTTTCGATTGCGTCCGCTACCTGCTGATAGGTCATTGCACTAACCTTAACGGTCTTGTTGTTATGCCTCATCTTAGCATCAACCGCCGCCATCTGCTTAGAACAATCGGCCATGTGCTTTTGGGCTATGCCCAATTGCCTTTGCAAACTTTGGATTTCCGGTATCAGTCCCCTTGCGCTGTCCTTTAAATCGGCATACTCCTTGGTGTCTTCCGTTGTAACAACTTCGTAGCTGTCACCTCCAGTTGATCGGTTGGTTATTGTCCGCTTAGTGGTCTTCTGTGCGCCTCCGGCTTTCCAAAGGGCACGTCGTTTAGCGTAATTGTCTTCCAACTCGATTTGCTTTTCAGCCAACTTTGTTGCCAATACCTTTGCTTGTGCCTCGTAGCCAATTTGCTTAACGTATATCTGGCTTTTGCGTGTCAATGTATCGTACCACTCTGATGCTGTCTTATGGCTCCCGAACAAATCGCCGTATACGGCGTTAAGGTGATTTACTGCGTCGGTGGTGTCCTTTTTAGCGGTAATGAGGTCGCCCAAAGCCTTAATCTCTTTGTCTAACTCAACCTTAGTGCTTGCCGCTGCATTCTTGTAAGCGTCTTCGGCTTCGCTAAACTCATCGGTCTTGTCGGTTGCCTCATCGGTCTTATTAGCGAAATATTCAATAACAGATGTTACCGCTACGATTGCGGCACCTACCACCGTGGTGATCATCAAACCTTTAAGGGCGATTTTGAAAGCGGTCGCCGAATATGCGCCGCTTTTCAAAGCTGCACTAAAGACACGTGTAAACGCCGCCGATCGGCTTGCATTAAGCCCAAACAAAAGCATTGCTGCACCACCTGCCTTTGAGCGTAACGTTAAAATGGCTTGTTGGATATTCAGGGCTTTAAATGTTTTCACCAAACTTGTAATACTCATAACCATTACGCCTGTATTGGCTATAAAACTAACAAACGGCATAGCACTTCCAACAAACCCGGCTACTACATCAGTTATTGCGCCTAACTGGTTTTTCAGCATTTGCGTGGTTGCACTGCCTGTACTACTCATTTCGTTGTAGGCGGCGTTGATGGTCCCGGCACTATTTGCCATTGCGTCCACGTTCTCGCTGAACTTCTCGGACAACTGATTTGTAAGCGGTGTCAATGCTCGCAAGCTCTCAGCACTACCAAACAACTTGGCATAAACTTCCTGCTCCAATACACCATTAGCGGCGGCATACTCCTTAACGGATGCGTCCAACTGGGTTAAGAAGTTACGCAAACCTCCGGCGGCTTGGATGGATGCCGCATTGAACTCAATACCCATCTTTTCCGCCATTTCGGTTGCCTCGCTTGACGGCTTAACCAAAGCGGTAAAGATTGCTGCCATCTGGGTTGCAACCTCGTTAGTATTACCGCTAACACCTGTAAGCGTCGCAAAACTTGCCAAAAGTTCATCGACACTTACGCCCAATGTTGAGGCGTTGGCGGTCACTCTTGGTAGGGCCTGGGCTAACTGTTCAAATGAGGTTACACCATTCTTCGCCGTGAGCTGTATTTTGTCCTGCACGCTTTCGGCTGCGTCCCATGCCAAACCATAGTTTTTGATAACAGTAGATGTTACCTTTACGGTTTCGCCCAAATCAGCAATGCCGCCCACGGATGCTTTAGCCGACTTGTTAAGGTAGTCTATCCAATTATCTTCTGGCACACCATTACTGATTACCTGATATAAGCCGTTTGCGAGTTCATCACGTGCAATAGGCAAAGTCTTGGATAAATCGGCTACCTGCCCTTTGAGGTTCGCAAAGCCCTCGGCGTTCTTACCTGCCATCGTGTTAGCGGCCTTCATAGCTGCGCCAAAGGCTCTACTATCGGCGGTAATGTCCTGCAAAGTACCATTTAGCTGACTGACGGCGTTAGATACTGCACCCAAAGCCTGTACGCCTTGGCTCCAGTTGATCAACGACGATTTGAGTTTGTCGGCTTCCACAATAGCGGCGGTCATGGCTTGTTTAAGGCCGTCCGCATTCTGCGAAAGGTCTTTAAACCCCTTACCGTCTCCGTCCAATTTGAACGTTATGGATATAGTACTTTTACCTGCCATAGTCTTTAATATTTGTCACCCAATAGGGCGATAATTTGTTTTCTCTTTTCCTCCGCTTCCTTGGCTGTAATGTGTTCGGTCTTCGCTTTATTTGACTTCCTACGATTATCCCATGAAAGCGGTAGTAGCTTCTGGGGCGTTAATTTGTTCTTAACGTGTGGCTGAATAGTTATGCACGCCAACATACGCATACGCTCCCAATTATCTTTGTATTGGCTTTGCTCTTGGTCTAAGTACGCTTTGCATACGCTGTTAAATTCATCAAGCGTTAGCCTGCAAAAATCATCGTATGAAAGACGTATGCAACCTAAAGCAAAGCCCAATACTTCATTTATTGCAAACTTTTTTTTTCGTCTGCATCGGTCTCGGCATCTTCCTCATTGGCCTGGCCCATAGCTTTAGCCCATTCGTTCATATCTTCCGGGCTGACACTATCGGCAAAGTCCATCAAAGAAAGTTTGAATTTCTTGCCGTCTGCCTTGGATGCTGAAACGATGCAACACCAAAGGAACGTGCAAATATCGGTGAAACTCGTAGCGTCGATTTCTGTAACCTCTCGCCCTGTTTCCTGCTTAAATCTAAGCATTGCGCCCATTGTCTGACGGCATGGGAAAACCTCGTTACCAATTTTAATCTCAACCTTTTTCATATATAAACTTAATTAACTGGGTTATTTCTACTGATGTCCGTCTGTACCTCCCGGTGAGGCTGTGCCATCAGTAAATGCCGTTTCATCGAGTGTGTCCGGCTCGCCGTTGTTGTCAAGATTGATAGTATAAGTACTATCGTCCTGTGCCGGGTCGGTACGCTCCAAAGAAGAAATGATAAAGCTACCTGCCAAATATGGCTTTTGGCTGTCACCTCTCTGCATACACTTAATCTTAACTGGTTGTCCCGACTTCCACGCCGCCATCATCTTGCCGTAACTTGCTTCGGTCTCACCATCATAGATAAGGCCCTCGGCTGAAATAGCAATAGACAAACCAGTTACACCCTTTTCTTTCCACATTCCGTTAGTCTTGGCCTTGCTTGCTGCTGGCTTAACTGCACGGTCTTTGGTCTCGCTGTTCATAGTTGCCGTGTGGGTGGTACAATGTCCGAAAGCATCTTCACCCAAATAAAGCAACATATTACTACCATTGCAATAACTCATATCTTACTAAATTTTAATGTTAAAAACTAACTGCTGCGCATAGGCATCACTATCGTAGCCCTCTTCGCTATCAGTCAAAACACAACTTCGCATAACTAAACCGTCTTTCTCGCCTTGCTCGCCGTCCAAAGCTGCCCTTACTGCCTCGGCTAATTCCACACCCTCACCGTACTTCTCGGTATAGCAAATAACCTCGATCGTCACGGTGTCGGCTCCCGGATAACCTGCCTTTGTCGGGTTCTGCTCAATTGAGGCACGACGATAAAGTATGTACGGCAAAACCGCCGTGTCCGTAGCAACTGGGAAAACCTTTTTAGTATGCTTCGCTACCTCGGGGTCTCGCAAAAGCATATCACGAATAATGCTACCTGCGCTTAATGATGTTTTATTTGCAGCCATACTTATTTGCAGTCTTAGTTACACTCTCTACTATCTCGTTACGCAAATCTGCCGTTACCTTGTCCCTAACGTCTGTTTGGGTCTTACGCATAAAGCCATATCGTTTCATACGTCCGGTATTGTGGCCCCGGCGTTCCCTGACAAAAACCCTTGTTTTGGTCTTGGTCTTTCGTTGCTCCGTTCCGCCCTCGGCCCATACCAAAACAGGTTTCTTTAGTCCCTGGCGATTGATGTGCATACCTTTTTCGCCCTTTCCAGTTTTTCGGTTGGCTTTCTTCGTGCCGATAGTAACACGAAATCCGGCGGCTTTCTTGAATACGATAGCCCTAATACCTTTTTCCAAATCTCGGTTGCTATGTAATGAGCTGCGCAAATTGTTAATAGCTGTTCGCCTTACTTGGTTCGCCTCTCGCCTGAAAGCACCTTTTAAGGCTCGCTTTCGGTGTTTAACGTCCATTTCGGCAAACAACTTCTGCAACTGCGTATCGTCGTATTGATTTGCCATAACTTGATTACTCGTTTACTCGTTCACAAACTAAAGTGTTCATACCTCTATCAATGTTTGGGATGATGGCAACCACCGTATAGAGATAGCCGCCCAACTGCTGCACTCTCCAGTTTTCTTTAACTGGGTGTGCGTCCCTCACATTAAATTCAGTCCGATAGTCGGGGAAATGTTCGCCCACTTCCTCGCTACGGTTTCCGCTCTGCTTCTTCCTCTCTGCCCATACGGTACGTATAGGCTCGTAGGTTGTCGCTTCCTCGCCGTAGTCGTTAGTTGTCGCCGTAGGCTTCAACAACTGCAAACGATATTTCATTTCTCCCGCCCTCATTCCGCTAATTTCCGATAGGGTTTAATTAAGGCTTGTAGCGAATCAGGCACGGCGTGCATCTGCACGTTACTCACACTTTCACGCTGATTGTACCAATGTGCGCCCAACATCAGTATAGCGTGTTTTATGGGGGTAGGTACATCATTTCCGTTACCCATTTTCGCCAATTCCTCTTGGGTTCTATTGGTCGCCGTGATAACTGCGCTTTCTGCTGTATCTAATAGATGCTGCAAATACTCGTCATCGTCGGCGAAATCATCAGCCCTTACGTGCTTTTTAAAAAGTGCCAAACTCACTACTGCCATAACGTTATAACTTTATAAATTGTGATTACTTCTTACCGCCAACTTTACCCAACTTAAAGGCCTCTGAGCGGATTGTCTTAGTAGCATAGTCCGTGTTGAGCACGAAATCTACGCTATCTTTGCGCGCCTTGCTGTATGGATCGACGATAAAGCGCAAAGTACCAAACATACCCATTGGCTGATAACGCCAATCACCCAAACCGATGTACTCCGTACCTGAGATAATTTTAACGTAGTCACCTAACTTCATGCCTGTAAGGTTCTTAACCTCCTCGGCACTTGTTACGGTAAACTTGGCGGTGTTCCTCTGTGGGTCAAAGTCTTCTGCTGTCGCCCACGCTGTGCCGCTGTACTTCTGGTACGATACCTTAGTATCACGGATAACATTTGAGGTGTACACTGGCAAACCGCAAAGGGCCTCGTTCTGGATCATAGGCAAGAAAATACCATTTTCGTTGATAGGTGTACCCTCCAAAATCGCCTCCATGCTCTTTGTCATTACCCAACAAAGGTTGCTGCCGTCGATACCTGTTTCAAGTACTGCGGCTTTCATCATGTTGAGTTCGTTAAAGGTTGGAACGGCTGAAAGCAATACCGGGTTGTCTTTGAGTGCCACAAATGGACCTACCAAATTAGTAGCACCATTAACCTTATTTACGCCGCAAACGATTTTGTTCAAAAGAAGACGGATTGCGAGCGGCATAACCTCACGCACGATCATTTCCAAAAGTCCCTGCGACTGGTTGAGCGACTGGTTAGTTACCGGGATGGCAATACCCATACGCTCCGGTGCTGCGGTCATTTTGCTAAAAGGTATTTTGGTGTCACTAAGCTCTGCGCCCTCACCTGCTAACTCTGCCTCAACCATTTCGTACATAGGCCAAACAAAGTCACCTGCCAAACCTGTTGGCATTGGCAAACCTACCTTATCCAAAATAAAGCCCTCCTGCAAAGGTTTTAAGATGTCCTGAACGTTAAGCGGCACAATCGCCCCCTTTGCCACGTCCTGCACCATCATCATGTCACGCAAAAGCATGATTTCGGTACGCTGACCTGCTGCGGCGTTCTCACGGATAATCTTAATTGCGTCCTCCTGGGCGTTTGGATTTTCACGCAAATGCTCGGCGGTTGCCGCCTGCATCTTCATTTGCAACAACTGATTTTCACGCATGAGGGTTTCAAACTCGGTGTTCTCTGCCTCGTTGCGCTCACGCTGCTCTTTCTCGCATACGTCCGCAATCTCTGTGATGCGGTCGCAATTCTGCTGATACTGGTTAATCAGCTCACGAACGTTAATTGATTTTTTCTTTGTCTTTTTGTCCATGTCTGAAAATTAAAAATTAAACTGTTATACTAAACTGCGTTTTGCAGCGTGGCGCATTTCACGCAACTGCTTTAACGCTTTCTCTTTCTGTTCGCTCGTTGGCTGTTGAGGCTCCGGGGCTTTCTGCTCTCGCTTCAACTCATCGGTAAACTCTCTTGCCTCCACGCTCGTATCTGGGTAATACGGATCAGCCGCCAACGTAAAGTCAAAAATACCTGTAATCGCTTTAACACGATAGGTAATATTGTTAATGCCATTAGCCGCCACTTTGCTTTGACGCTCTACAAAATCGCTATCATAGTAGCGTGTTGAAAACGCAAAGCTGCAACCGCTTATGTCGCCACGGCGTACCAGTTCCAAAGCCTTGTCACCGTCCACGGTATTGGGTGCATCAAACTCGAAAGCCACGCCCTTTTCGTCTACCGTATACGAAAGTGTACCGCCGCCCTTATTGCTTCTTGCCAAAATCAATTGGCGATTATGAAACATCGTCATTTTGATGTCTTGGCTGTCTAAAAGTTCCTTTGTAACGGCTTCCGGGGCTATCACTTCCCGGGCCTCGCTATCTTCGTCGCTCCACAATGGGTCTGACGGTACATTAAACAATATGGCATATCCAGTTATTGTGCGGCTCGGTGCCTCGCCCTCTGCCGCCTCTCTGACGTGTAACTCGGTAGGAGTACACAAACACCGTCTTATGATTGTATCTTTATTCATCGTCTTGGTCTCCATCTTTATTTTAATCGTCCTTTTTAGTTTCCTTTGGCTCTGGCTCCGGTGCGGTCTCATTGGCAATATCTCTAAGATTTGCCGATACTAAAACCTTGTCGCCGCCCTCGATAGGTGGGCGGTTCTCCACCTTGCGCCAATCGTTCACCGTATAGATACCTGCGGCGATTGTTGCCGCCTGATACTTAACTCTGCTATCCAAATCACTTGCATAAAGTCCCCTGCGATCAAACTCAAATTTACGTTTGCAACATAGGGTAGGGGCCACTAACTTACGCAACATTTCGTTTTCGATATTACGCAAAAGCGGATTTAACGTGTTACTCAAAAACGCCACATTCGCCATTTCCGCCGACTTGTAGTTGTTACTTGTATCGTCAAAAACGAAAGATGGATGTACACCGAAAAAACGGCAAATATCTCGTACCGTAAACTTTCGGCTCTCCAAAAACTGCATATCAGTAGAAGAAAGCGAAATTTGTTTAAAGTCCACCTGCCCAGGCAAACTAACTATGCGCTCGCCATTCTGAAAACGGCTATCTATGTTTTCGGCGGTCTTCTCCAATTCCTTGTCCTGATACTCACCAAACCCGGTAGTAGTCTTATCGTTGCTTACGATGCCCCTAACATTGCCGCCATTGGCAAATCGTTTAAGCGTCTCCCTATCTCCGGTTAATGCTATGTCTAACGTCTGCCTTGCATACTCCAGTACGCTAACGCCGTGCTTGCCGTTGCTTGTATGCCCCTTAATGTGGATGATCTCGCTTTCATCGTAAACCCCACATATACCGTTGATGGTATCAGTAATCATGTATGTATCGTTATACACATCGTGGTTTACGGTATTACGCCCACACAAAACCAATCGGTCTATTTCTAAAGTAGCCCTGTTGTACACTGGTACGATGTAAGCATTACCCTCTAACAACACATTTTCTACGGCTTCTTTCCAGAAGTCAAACGCCGACTTTGTAAAGTCCGGCTGTACTGTTAGAAGATAATGCAAACGGCTATTCGTGGCCTCCACAAAAATGCCGTCTTTCAATCTCATATACAAAAATGGCAAATTAGCTACACTTTCACTAAGTAACTGCACACATCGGTAAACAGTAGCTACCGACAAAGCGGTATTGCCTGTACCGAAAAAGTTAAAGAATTGGGTATAGTCTCCGGTACGTGGCCCTGGTGTCTGTGGCTCGCTAACTGCGCCCTCTGCATCAGTGCTACGGCTGAAAAAATTTACTATGTTTTGCCAAATACCCATATATAACTATATTTTTTAGTCCCAAAGATACAAAGCAAAAATGAGAAAAAAAAATGCGCCTTGGTGCATCGTGGTACACCTTGGCGCATCGTGGTAAAATTATTATTTTATTAAACTTTTTTAGATTCTAGAAACTCGCAAATTACCTCTCAAATGTGTATAACAAACCTAAAGTCATTAGCATTGTAATCGCTCCGTCTATCTTACGATATTGTGACACTTTGAGCGGTTTTTTGTTCTCCAGATTGTCGGTATCTATCACGCAATTTTCCAAACAGAAAGCATTAATAGGGTTGTCGTTAAACTCTATCTTTACCGGGTCGCTCCATGCAAGCATCTCAAAACTTTCTACTGGTAGGTTAAAGTTTCCGTAGGTCTGACTAAATGGGGTTAGCACGTTTCTTGCCCCGACTGACTTTAAAATACTCGTTAGCTCCTGCGCCTTGTACGCATCATAGCCGATACGGATAATATTAACCAACTTACTGCGCCGTAATATGTCCTCGGTAATCATCGCCGTGTCTATCTTCTGCCCTTTGCAGAAAATAAGATACCCTTTTTCATTCCAAAGCCTATAAAGCTGCTCGTTGGGATGCCCTTTTAACGCTCCCTCCGGGAAATAGTAATCAGTATGCGTGTAAAACTTCTTATTGCCCGATAGGTACACGGTATAAGATACTGCGCTGAAATCATCATGCACCGACAAATCAAACGCCACGGCACAATCTGGGCGGCCCTGCACCTGATCTATACAGAAATTGCCCAATAATTCTTTTGCCTTTTCGTGGGTAAACCACGTTTTTTCGTCATTTATCGTGAAAATATTAAGCAATTTTGTACGAAAAGCCAACATATTTTCGGCTGATAACTGGGCGGTCTGATACTCATTTTCGTAGTAGTCCGGTTGCACCGTAATACCCAAATGTGGCTGCACCTTTGCCCACGTCTCCGGGCTGTCCTCTGCATCGTCCACATCAGGCATGAATAGGGATGCAAACATGGTGTCGCTTTCTGCCTCGCCTCGTAGTACCGCCATCACTCCGTCAAGTTCATGGGCAAATGGGCCATCTACCACATCGCTTGCCGTGGTGATAATGATAGTTAGCGGCTCACGCCTTGGCCCCATTGATGTTGTCAATACGTTTTTGAGGTCTGCGCCGTTCTTGCCTGCCGTGTTCCGGGCTTGGGCGTATTCGTCCATTATCACCAATGAGGCAAACAAACCATCTTTGGTTTTGGCGTTAGCGGTCAAACATTGTATGAGGCTATCACGTCCACGGTCTTTGAAAGTAATCTTTTCACGATTGACCCTAAAATGCTTTTCCTTTGGGTCAATATCAAACATGATGTTTCGTATCTCGTCAAAGCATATTTTCGCCTGATCGTAGCTATTTGCGCCAACGTATGCCTGGGCGTTGTTATCACCGAAAAGCATATCATAAACCGCCAAAGCTGCGCACGATGTCGTTTTACTGAACTTTCGGGGCACGAATAGATAGGCGGTACGTATCAGTCTGCGCCCATCGTCTCGGGCAAAGCCGTAGATATTTGCAAACTGGTAGGCCTGCACCGGGGTTAGCTTATAGCGTGTGCGCCCTCGGATGCCACTAAACCGCAAAGCCTCGTAGAACTTGAAAAAACGCTTTACTCGCTTGGGCTTCCAATCGTACTTATCAAGCATCTGCAAAAAGCGTCTTACTCCCAATATCTCATACAGGTTGTGTGCGTCTGGGTGGTCTATCACTCCAAACACATAATCGCCGATACGTTTATCTGTTTCAATAAGCGCACGGCGGTAGCGGTCGGCGTATCTACTGCGCCCCTGCCGCAACTGCTCCGATACCTCGGCTTTCAGTTGTCGAAATCTTCCTTTTTCTTCTTCTGTCATTAGTCGTCGCCCTCCTGCATCGCTGCCATAAAGTCGTTAAAACTGTCGTTGTCGCTCTTTCGTTCCTTGCTCTCGGTGTTCATGCCCAAAGCCCTTAACGCTTTCTGTCCCTGCTGCAACAACTCGATATATAGCTTTTCTTTCGGGTCGATCGTCTTGCGCTCGTTGCCCTCCCTGCTATATTCCACGTTTACGGCCTGGTGTCCGTCTGCCATGATCTCATCGCCCAAAATGTCGGCACGTACCAACAACTTAGCCGTAATATCCACTTGGTATGTAAGTTCGGCGGTATATTTGCCTTGCTTCTTTAACAACTTCATGATATACGCTTTCTTACTCTTAATCTTTGCGGCTATCTTCTTGTTGTTTTCCTCTGTGGATGGCTCCGGCAAAGTCTGGCTAACTGGCAATGGGTCGGCGGTCTTTGGCTGCGCCTTGTCGCTGTAACCACGCTTCTTGCCCTTGGTCTTCAGATAGAAGATAATAGCCGTTGTGTCGTTTGCATTTATCGACTGCATCAACTTACTTTCAACGAAATCTACCTGCGTCTCGGTGATCTCGTCCACTTTCTCCTTAAACTCTGGGTCGGCGTTGTACCATCGGTAATAAGTACTGCGCCCTATGCCTATCGCCTCGCACGCTGTGGCTATGATGCCGTAGCCATGCGCCAAAGCCTCCAAAAACTTTTCTTTCTTTTCTTCCATGCTGCGTTACTTTTCAAATGAGCGGATGCCATCGAAGTAGTCTTTGTAAAACTCAAACAGTCCCTTATCAGCTGTTATACTTCCCTGTTCCGTTCTTGGGTTAGTGTTAATGTTTGCGCTTGTCTGTATGCCGAAATAAAAGCCCTCATCGTAGTTGCACCCTGCGTATATCTTGCTGTGGTTCTTGAATACTGCGGCACGTCCTGCCTCTGGGTGTTCCTGATAGAACTTTTGTACCATCTGCCATTCAATCTTATAGCTGCCCGGGAATATCTCGCCCAAATACATATCAAGTTTTTTAATGTGACCTTGCTCGTACCATTGCCGTACCTGCAAAATATCCTCTGCCGCCATGCACCATGTAGATAACAAACAATAGTCCAAATCGTGATGATTAAGCACCACTTTCAGGTAACTAAGGCTGTCCACGTCTCCGGCGGTGATAAAATTGTAGGTGGTATGGTCTTGCAGCTTGACGTACTGCATTGCCTCCAGTAACTTGACCTCGCTAAATGCCCGGCGGTACTCGTAGCGTTGCGATAACTCGGTACACTCCTTTGTACGTCTGTGCGCTCGCTTTGCCTGGGCGGTTGTTTCGGCTGTGGTTTCTTCCGGCTCCACCTCATCGGGTGGGGGGGCTTGGGTCTGACCTGCGCCAAAGCTGCCAAATCCAAAGCCTGTGCCATCTTGGTTTCCAAACTTCATAAATCTTGCTTTTTAATATTAACCTACGCACGTGGGCGTTTTTATATCGTGCCAACTATGCCGGGGCTTTGCATCTGGGCAAAATCCCCCACGGCCCAAAAATCGGCTCACGTGTGGAAAAGGGGGTTGGTGAGGTTTAACCCACACGCTATGCCCTTAAAAAAAGTACCCCCGGGTCTCACCTTGCAATCTCATTTCAAAAATTTATTCACAAATCTTTTCAGGTGCTCTTTGGCTCGGTTCTTTGCTTGAACTTTGCCACACCTGCCCATATCCGTATGTACCTTAACGTGGCAATCGTGGCATAGGGCTTTGAGGTTAAAGTAATCAAACATCAGGCGTTCTTTTTCCTGCCTCGTTAGTCCATCCTCAACCGGGATAACGTGGTGTACCTCGGTGGCTGCTGCCACTCTGCCCAATTCCTCGCACCTCTCACATAGTGGTGTATCGTTGAGTTTGTCACGTCTCAATCGTAACCACTTGGCCGTATGTATCAGCCTTATGTAATCTTTATCCTTTGCCATACTCTAATATTCGTCTTTAATGTCTATTGTTGTGTGATACTTCCTTACCAAATAGTTGAGGCTATCTAACAAAGATTGCTGTACGCCCTGCTTGCCACTTAATGCCGTGTTGGCTCTCTCATCTACGGTGTTGGCACAAATCAACTTATACACCTGTACTGGGTACTGCTGCCCCTGTCGGTGTAATCGTGCGTTGGCTTGTTGGTATAACTCCAAATTCCAACCTGTACCAAACCATACGATATAGTGCCCACCTTGCTGCATATTCAAGCCAAACGCCGTGCTCATAGGGTGGGCCAATAGTACGTCTATCTTTCCGGCGTTCCATTCTCTCAACTCCTTTTCGCCCTCGTATGACTTGACGGTATAGCCTTTCAGTTTCTTGGTGATACGTGTTACATCATGCTTGAACTGGTAGAAGACTAACACATGATTGCCGTTTGCAGCTTCCACGATCTCGGCTAACTTATCCAACTTCTCATCGTGTATTTCGTGTACGTCCTTGGCCTCATCATATATTGCACCGTTGGCAAACTGGCTTAACTTATTCATCAGCCCGGCGGCACTATTCGCTAAGATATTGGCATTTTCCCCGGTATGCAATTCGGTAAACTCCAAAACCTTTTCTTTCTCAAACTTGTTGTATGCCTCCATCACCTTTGGCGACAAAGTAAGTTTGGTTTCGTGGGTGATCATGTCCGGCAACTGCAAATAGTCCTTTGCTTGCATTGATAGACAAATATCAGAAATCTTGTTTTTGATAACGTCCTCACATCCCTTTTTGATGTCGCAACGTACTATTACGTTGTTCCACTTGTGGGTCTCAAAATAAGTTTCACGATACTTCGTTACGCTCTTGCCCAAACGTTCGCCCATGTCTATGCAGTACATTTGTGCCCATAGGTCTATCAGTCCGTTAGGTGCTGGCGTTCCTGTAAGTCCGATAACTCGACTAACCGTTGGTATGGCTGTACGCATCGCCTTAAATCGGTTTGACTTAGAAGATTTAAAACTCGTTAGCTCATCAATCACCAACACATCAAATGGCAACTGACCGCCGTACTTTCCAACTAACCAAACGAAACTATCACGCCCGATAACGTAGATGTCGGCTTTAGATGCCAACGCCAAATTACGCTGCTTCTCCGTGCCCATCACCTTTGCCACTTTCAGGCTTTGCAAATGATCCCATTTTTCTGCCTCGGTGGTCCATGTTGTTTCGGCTACCTTTTTCGGTGCTACCACCAAAGTACGGCTAACCTCGCAATCGTCCATTAGCTGTTGTACTGCCGTTAAGGTCGATACCGTCTTACCTAAACCCATGTCCAGAAACAAACCGCATCGTGGGTGGTCTAATATCCACTGCATCGCCGTTTTCTGATATTCGTATGGTCTGTACTTCATTGCTCTGCCCTCCAAACTTTAATTAATTCGTCGATCGTCTGTTTGTTGTCGATTGTATAGACTTCGTGCCCCATACTTACCAACTCATTTTGTCTTATGGTTTGTATCTTCGTTGGCTTCTTGCCTTTACTTTTCAACTCCACCCAAACAACCTTACCACCATGTAGGCATACCACTCTATCAGGATAACCCACCATGTTTGCATTTGAGTATTTGAGGCAAATGCCGCCAATGGCTTTCACCTCTTGCACCAAATATTTTTCTATTGCCTTTTCCGATACCTCGGCGTGGCGTGTTATTGCTTCTAACTTCTTCATATTTTCAACTTTCGCCCTGTAAACATTCAATTTTCAACTTTTCTATATACGTGTACGTATGTGGGTAAATATATAGTTTATATAGGTATATAGTATATATAACACCTGTCTCTTATACACATCTCCGAGCCCACGAGACGGAGCTACAT